GGAAGACATACACAAGTTATTGGAGATCAAGATAAAAATACAATTATAATAAGAAGTACAATTGATGACATTTCAGGCGGACAATTAAAAATTCCGGTATGGGAAGCAGGTCGTGGTGCTGGAACAACGAATCAAAATCCTTTATATAGTATACAAGCTATAAACCCCTTCAATGAAAGTGGTATAACAGGGGCAGGAGGAGATTATTCTATTGCTGGTGGTAGAAGAACAAAAGCAATTGGAAATTCTTCTGTAAGTTTTGGAACAGATAATGTTTCAAGTGGAGAAAATTCGTTTACAATGGGAAATTTGAGCGAATCTAGTTTAACATCAAATAGTTCAATATCGGTTGGTTACAATTGTTTAACAAATACCAAATATAGTTCAGCATTTGGTTATAAAGCAAAAACAGGTTTTACAACATCAATTCCAATTGATACATTTGATAATTTTCAAAATAATGGATCGGGTGAAATAATATTCGCAATTGGAAGTGAAAAACAATTTCAAGAAAGTGAAGGATCACAATATCATAATATTTTTGAAGTTGATACTTGTGGAAATGTATGGTCGGCATCATTAGGACAGCTTTCAAGTACAATAACACCATTTTTACGAAATAATGCAAATGCACCGAATACTTCAGGTGTTTATTGTGAATTTAATGATAATCCACAAACAGTTTATGCAATAGGCGAACGTTCTTTTGCAATGGGGAAAAATGTTGAAACAAAAGGAAATTATTCTTTTATAGACGGAAGTGGTTGTAACATTGAAGAAGGGGGTAATTATTCAGTAGTTTTTGGAGAAAATAATATTGTTTCTCAAAATGCAACTCATGCCCTAGTTGTTGGTGAAAATAATATATCAAAAGGAAAAAATTCTATGATTTTTGGAAAAAATTGTAAAAGTGCCGATTATTCTTTTGCGGGTGGATTTTCCTGCGATGCATCCGGAAATTTTTCGGTTTCATTAGGAGTTAATAATATTGCTGCAGGAGATTATTCGGTTTCTTTGGGTGGTGCAAACTATTCTTTTGGTCAATCATCTGTGGCATTAGGAAGAAATTCAAGAGCAATTGGTGTTGTTAGTACAGCAATAGGTTGTCATTCAGAAGCAGAGGGAGCTTTTTCGGTAGCAATTGGGAAAGAATGCCGTGTAGGTATAGATGCTTCAAATTCCGTTTCTTTTGGAGCAGATTGTTTAACAAATGGTATTGGATCAATAACATTAGGAAAAGATAGTACAACGACAGGTAATTATTGTTTTTCAGGAAATGGTGCTACAGCAAAAGGAAATTATTCTATTGCAATTGGAAATAAATGTATGTCAATAGGTGAAGGTTCAATAACAATTGGACAAGATTGTAGTGCAAATTTTCAAAATTCGGTTGCAATTGGTAAAAATTGTGATGTTTCAGGAAATTTTGCTATTGGGTTAGGATTTGGTTCAAAATGTAGTGGAGAAAATAGTTTTGCAAGTGGAAAGAATTGTATTTCTCATAATGATTACACGATTTCATTTGGCAATGAATCTGAATCAAAACATAGTGGATCAATCGCAATGGGACTTTCGTGTTTGGCAAATAATTCAAAAACCTCAATAGCAATGGGTGATCGTGCAAATACATCTAATTACGCAGCATGGAGAGGTACAAGCGGTTCAATTATAGAACCAAAAGATAATACATACACCAATGCCCCAACATTTCGTGAAAGCAGGGGTGGTATTATTTTTGCGATTGGTGCAAGTGGTAATTCGGTTAAATATGATGGAATAAATGAAATAGATGGAAGTGGAGGTAATATTTTGGAATTATATGCGGATGGGAGCATATGGAGTTCAAATATTGGTATTCTTGAAAAAGTGGCTGATTCTAGTTCTGTAAAATTTACATTTTCTTCTATTGGGGACGATACCACAACATTATTAAAGGTAAATTCAGGAAACAATGGTTCAGGATTAGGTTCTATTATTGTTGGAAATAATAGTGTTGCAAATGGAGAATATAGTTTTAGTAGTGGAAATAATAATCGTATACCGGTAGATGCTTCATTTGCGATAACAATGGGTTATGATTGTTCTGCGCAAGGAATTTATTCGGTTGCAATAGGAAATAAATGCAACGCTATGAATGATTATTCAATTGCTTTAGGAAATGGTGGAAGTACATCAACTTCAAGTAGTGGAGGTGATATTTCCGCTAATAATTTGATTTTTGCAATTGGTGTAAGTGGCGAAGATCATTTGGGAAATGTTTTAGAAATAGACGATTCAGGAAGCATTTGGACAAAACAATTGGGAACACTTTCTTCAACAATTCCGGCTCTTGGTGCGGTTCCAATTGGTGGAATAATTCCCTTTGCAGGATCAAAATCAGTAATACCGCCAACCAATTGGTTATGGTGTGATGGTGGAGAAATAAATCATATAAATGAACCAAAATATGCACCCTTATTCTTGGTAATAGGGGAAACCTATGGAAATGGCGGCGCACCCGGTGGTTTTAATGTTCCCAATCTTGAAAATAGTTGGCCAATGGGCAATGCTAATCATGGAGGAGATGTAACAGATATTGGAAAAAAGGGGAATTCACCATCACCCACAATTGATGATAGCAATGATGCTCCCCTAGCCATGAGATGGCTAATAAGATATGGATAGCACCCTACATCATTCTAAGTGATTTTTGAAAAATATCTAGTTATATTATAAATGGGTTTTTTAATAGAGATTTATTTAGATAAACGGCATGGACAAGGAAACATTGAAATGCAAATAATAAAAAATGCGGAAATGAATGAATGTGAAAGATTTCATACAAACTACGAAGTTTCTGGTATTAGAAAAACTATACATAAAAATCGTTATATAATGTCTTTTACTTTTCCTGACGAAACAAAACACATTATAAATTTTATAAGATTTATTAAACAAAATCCAAGAATACATATTGATACAATTGCATATGATAATTGTGTTTTTCAACTATTATATTCTTCTCAAAACAAAAAATCATTAAAAAATATTATTGAAACAATCCAAAAAATGAGTGCTTCTTTTTGACAGTCCCCCTTTTTTTCTTTCTTTTTTTACATACCGTTTTTGTATGACAACTAAAATCGTTTTCAAAATTTTTGGTATCTATCGGCGCTTTTAACATTTTTCCTAATTTTTCTAATAAATCCGGATGTTCATGATGCGAACGTTCTTTATATGCAAGTTTTTCAACAGGGCTAAGTTGAAACATCTTATATTTATTTGATATTATAATATATGGACTTCCCATTAAAAAAACTTCCAATGCCTAAATACAAAGATAAGCCTTCCAAAGTAAAAAAAGTTAAACCTCCTGTTATGGTTAAAAAAATAGACGAGCTATTCTCAGAAAAATTTCTTAAAAAATATTTTGATTAAAAAAAATTGATTTAAAAAACATTTTGATATACTCTTACAAAATATGGACAACACATTAAAAAATATTCAAAGCGCAGGAATTGATTCCTTAGATGATTTTGGTGAAGAAACGCTTTCTAAACTTCTTCTTCGTGCAAATGAAGCTTATCACAATGAAGAAGAGATTATTCCAGATTCTATATATGATATGATAAAGGAATATATAGAATCAAGGTTTCCAAATAATATAGCAATAAAAATGATTGGTGCACCTGTAAAAAAAAACAAGGTTAAATTGCCATATGAAATGTGGTCAATGGATAAAATTAAAGCAGATACACAAGCAATTGATAAATGGTTATCAAAATATAAAGGAGATAAGGTAATAAGTGGTAAATTGGATGGTGTTTCAGGTTTATATACCACAGAGGGTGGAATTCCCAAATTATATACCCGAGGAAATGGGAAGATAGGACAAGATATCAGTCACATTATTCCATTTTTAGGATTACCTACCATTTGTAATATTACGATTCGTGGCGAATTTATAATAAAAAGAAAAACGTTTGAAGAAAAATATAAGGAAAAAGCAGCCAATGCTAGGAGTTTTGTTTCGGGAACAATAAATTTAAAAACGCCTGATTATACCAAATATGCTGATATTGAGTTTATCGCATATGAAGTTATCAAACCGATGTTAAATCCATCGGCACAAATGGAATGGCTTGACAAACAAAATATATTAACTGTGGTGAATAGTCTTCATAATACCATTTCAAATGAAATGCTTTCTGAATATTTGCAAATATTAAGAGAAGAATATGAATATGAGACGGATGGACTTATTATTTGCGACGATAAAATTTATCCAAGAAAAAGTGAAAACCCCAAACATGCATTTGCGTTCAAAATGGTTCTTTCAGATCAAATGGCAGAAGCAAAGGTTTTAGATATAATTTGGACGCCTAGTAAGGATGGCATTTTAAAACCTAGAGTTAGATTTGAACCTGTTATTATTAATGGTGCAACCCTACAATTTGCATCAGGATATAATGCTAAATTTATACTTGAAAATAAAATAGGTATTGGAACAATTATAAAAATTATTAGAAGTGGAGATGTAATTCCAAAAATTATTGCTTGGAATAATAATACAAACATTTTTCCAAAAATGCCTCAATGTGATTGGTCTTGGAATAAAACGGAAGTAGATGCAGTTCTTTCCGATTATAATTCATCAGATATAGTTAAACAAAAACAAATTACCCGTTTCTTTACAAAAATAGGGGTTGAAGGATTAAGTGAGGGAACAATTAGTCAACTAATGGAATCCGGATTTGATACTATTAAAAAAATATTAGAAATGGAAAAAGATGATTTCCTTAGTTGTGATGGTTTTCAGGAAAAAAAGGCGACAAAAATATATAAAAATATTAAAAAGAGTGTTAAAAAATGTAGTTTGGCGAAATTAATGGCTGCTAGTAACCTAATGGGACGTGGTATGGGTGAAAGGCGAGCAAATATGGTTCTGAATAAATTTCCAAATATATTAACATCAACGCTTTCTGATTCAGAAAAAATTCAATTAATATTGGGCATCGATGGATTTGCTCAAAAAACGGCTGAATTATTTGTGAAACAAATTCCAACATTTATGCAATTTGTTCACGAAAATAAATTAAAATATAAAAAAAAAATCAATCCAAAATCCGATAAAACATTTGTTTTTACAGGATTTAGACCCTCAAAAGATATATTAGAACAGATAAATGTAAGTAACAGTGTAAATAAACAAACAACTGCCCTTATTGTCAAAGATTTCCAATCAACAAGTGGAAAAATTAAAAAAGCCAAACAATTAAATATTCCTTTACTTACAATGGATCAATTTATATCTCATTATCTCTAATTTTTACAAAATCAAACAATTTTTTATTTATTTGTTTATCACTAGATTCTTTACTTTTTCTTCCACCAAAAGCTTCAGCCATATATCTTTCGTATCTCCCATCTTTATTATTTTTAACAATATCAGGATTCAATTCTTGCCATCTTAAAAAGGCTTTTGTTAGTTTTATTTGAATATTTGCCATCAGGGTATTGAAATCGGTTTCACTCATTAATCTCCATCCCCTAACATCATAAATATATAATAAATTTTTTTGTTTTTTAATTGAACGTATAGGATAATGTTCTTCCTTTTCAAGATTTTCTTTTAAGATATTGAAAACGCCTTCAACATATTTATTTTGTAACAAATAATTCATTTGATCATCTGTTACAGACCAAGATTTTAGCCATTCCTGAAATGTTTTTTGATTTTTTTTGGTATTTAACCATTCAATAACATCAAGCTTAGGATTTTTTTTATACATTTTTATAATTTTATCAGCATTTTCTTTTACTTTTTCTTCCAATTCTTTAATCCTTTCTTCATACACTTTATTTTTTTTTAATAAATATTTAAAATTTCTTTTTGTTTTTTTATTATTTTTCAAAAGTTGTTGAATGATAATCCACAATTCTTCTTCATTGGGCATAATTTTTGTATTATTATGAGATAATTGATGGTTTGTTAATGCTCTTTTTCCAACAAAAGTTCTATTGCAAAATTTACATTCATACATTTTAATAAATTAAAGCAAAAAAATTAAAATCAATTTTTTGATGTCCCAAACACACTGAGGATTTTTTTATATAAATATAATATAAATGTTTTGGTGTACAAATTGCCAAGGAAAATGTTATATTGATCCATATTTATATACACAAACATCTTTTAATAGAATTCAAAGATCAAAAAGAATAGATAAGTTGGTTCGTTTATCTTCATCGTTAAATTTAATGAAAAAAAAAACATTAATTATAAGTAAGGAAAGAAAAACACCATATGTACAAAGAAATAACCCCAATGGGACAAGTGATCGTGAAAACCCTTCAAAAAATCCTATAACGAAAAAGAAGGGTGTTGATAAAAAACATGGTTCATATGATAGATATTTAGCTTTAAAAAAGGGAAATATTATACGTTCAGATACATGGAAATACGCAAATCAATATGGTAATATAATATATACCCCATATACAAATCCTAACAAGAATTGTAAAC